CTGGAACAAGTGGAACATCAGGAATATCAGGATCATCTGGAACAAGTGGAACATCAGGAGTATCTGGTGCTCCTGGAGATTCAGGATCATCTGGAACAAGTGGAACATCAGGAGTATCTGGTGATCCTGGAGATTCAGGATCATCTGGAACAAGTGGAATATCAGGAGTATCTGGATCGTCTGGAACATCAGGGACTTCTGGTACCGCAGGTACATCTGGAGTATCTGCATCACCTGGAGCAACTGCCTTTGGTGAAATGACTATTGAAAATGGTACTAATGCAATATTAATGACTTCATCGGGTAATACTACTTCGGCTGGTCCATATTATCAAATAACAGGATTTTCTGCTGGTGATTTAAATGATTTTATATTTGATGGTGTAGGAACATTAACAGCAAATGCGGCCGGAACATATCAAATGTCTTGTGTGGCCTCTTATTCTGTAAATGCCAGTAATCAAGTTCTTAGATTCCATATGTTCCGAAATGGAAGCCGAATTACGGCACACGATGCTGTGAATAAAACTGGTAATTCAGCAGATGTTCAAATGATCGGACTTACTGGTGTAATTGAAGGTGTCCAAATTGGTGATACATTCACATTAATGGTTGAAAATGAAACTGCTGGTGGAAATACTATTAATGTAAATGAATGTAATTATAATATGATTGCTGTATCTGGAGAAAAAGGTGATTCTGGATCATCTGGAACATCAGGAACAAGCGGAACTACAGGAACTTCTGGAACATCAGGAGTATCTGGAGCCGATGGTTCATCAGGGACTTCTGGAACCGCAGGAACATCTGGAATAACAAGTACATCAGGAACAAGTGGAACTTCTGGGATAAGTGTTGCTGGGTCTTCAGGGACTTCTGGTGTATCAGGATCATCGGGGACTTCTGGTGTATCTGGATCTAGCGGAACATCAGGGACTTCTGGTGTATCAGGATCTTCAGGAACATCAGGGACTTCTGGTGTATCTGGATCTAGCGGAACATCAGGGACTTCTGGTGTATCAGGATCTTCAGGAACATCAGGGACTTCTGGTGTATCAGGATCTTCTGGTACAAGTGGAACATCAGGAACCGCCGGAACTTCTGGAACGTCTGGAACTACTCTCGTATCAACCGGTGATATTATTTATCAAATCAACGGTGGTGGTTCGGCTATTACAACAGGACAAAAAGGATATTTTCCAATTGATTTTGCTTGTACAATAAATCAATGGACATTAGTAGCCGATGTAGCAGGATCGGCAGTTATTAATCTTTGGAAAGCAAATTTGGCAATACCTACATCAGCCGGTAACATGGTTTCTACTAGTGGTGGTGGTACGGCAGGTATTATTTTATCGGGTTCTCAATATTCCACAGGTGGCGCGAGTGGCTGGCGAATGACTGCTGTTTCTGCTGGCGATATTATCGGTTACAATGTCTTATCTAATGGCACATGTGGAATTATTTCAGTAGGATTGAAAATAACATAAATGGCTATATCAACATCCCCAATAAATCAATACACCAGCGGTACATCTACCTCCGTACAAAATCCTAGTATTACCGTACCTAGTATCGGCAACACATTGATTGCCTTAGTTTCCTCTGGTACTGGAACTACTATCAGTTTAACATCAATTACTCAAACCGGAGTAAATTGGCATTATGTGATTCATGAAACTTCATCAAACGGACAAGATTTAGAGTTATGGTATGGAATTGTCGTTGGTCCTACCGTTTTAGGCGGTTTGACTACAGTGTGGTCTGGTTCACCTGGTTTTTGGTTTTGGAATATAACTGAATGGTCTGGTATTATGACAACATCCTCACCAGTCGATGGCTCGGGCGGTCTATCGGGGACCTCACTTAATCCAGCAGTTCCCCCTTTCAGTACTTCATATGCTAATGACTTAGTGATTGCAGCTTGTAATTGCGGTCAGACTGAAACTGCAAATCCAAACAATTTTACACCATTAACACAAGTAGGCAAATCTGGTTATTATTGGATGCAAGGTGATTACTATGTTCCTGCTCCATCAGGTCCCCAAGGTAGTGGGGAAACATGGACTATAGGTACATCAAATCAATGGGTAAGTGTAGGCGCTGGATTTCAAATACAACCACCATTTACGAGTAATTGGGGAACTATTGTTCGAAGGGGGAACTATTAACTTGAGTATTATCGATATACTTTGGTCGGAAATGGATGTTAAGTTGATTAAGCGCTTGAAAGTAATTTGCCGATAGAAGAAATAGAATCCAACTTAAGCCTTATAGGATGCCGTTTAATAGACATTAAGACCCACCAAGGGCGCGTGAAAAGCGCTGCGCCGATAGTTGATTTTTGTGTAACAAAACCCCCCATTAAAGGGGGTTTTGACGCAGTTTATTTGACTTTGGCGACCACTTTGTTTAGCATAAATTGATCACAGCCCCTGGGGTTTTGTGCTGGAGACCGTCATTACTGCTCATAATAAATATATTTGAAAACAAACCCCAAATATTATCAGGAGATAATTTTTAATGGATACACCTATTGAAGTGAAAAATAATGTAGGCACACATGCTAAACCAAATGATCCCAAACGTTTTGAAATCCAAAATGCAACTATAATTGCCCTTAAAACTTTTAAAGGAAATGAAGTTCGTATATCATTTTTTGACGGAGCTAAATTAGAGGTTATAGGTGATAAATTTGCAAAATATCATGTCACATTTTTAGATGCTATTACTAATTCAATAATTTATCAAGTTGATTTAGATAAGAATACACCAAATGTATATTGGTGCCAATCAACAATTAAATATTTTATAAATTGGAAAATTTTATTAACAGAAGATGATATACCAGTTATTGATTATTATTTTAATCCCAATAAACAAAAAGTTTTTATTCAATTTTGTAGTAATGCATTAGGAGATACATTGGCATGGATTCCTTATGTAGAGGAATTTCGTAAAAAACATCAATGTGATGTTAACGTAGCAACTTTTCATAATGAAATTTTTGAAAAAGTTTATCCTAATTTGAAATTTTATACTCCTGGATCTAATATTTCCGGGTGTTATGCATTATATATGATTGGAGTATTTGATAATGATTATAGTAAAAATAAAAATAATTGGAGAACTATTCCTCTTCAACAAGTAGCTTCAGATTATCTTGGTTTAGATTACAAAGAAATTAAACCTAAAATTTGTCGGCCGACAAATCCTAGACCCATTCCAGAAAAATATGTTGCTATTGCCGAATTTTCAACATTTGATTGTAAGGAATGGTTACATACAGGCGGATGGCAAAAGATTGTTAATTATTTAACAGATCAAGGATATAAAGTTGTATCTGTATCTAAAGAACCATCTAAATTGCAAAACATAATTAAATTCAATAACCGAGATCTTTTAGAAACAATCCATAATATTCAACATGCTGATTTTTTTATTGGAATATCTTCTGGTTGTTCTTGGCTAGCTTGGGGTCTTGATGTTCCAACAATTATTATTTCAGGTCCAACTGCTCCTTTTGTAGAAATGAAAGATTGTTATCGAGTTATTAATTTAAATGTATGTAATAGTTGTATGAGCGATAAAGATGCATCTTTTGATCGTGGTAATAGAAGATTATGTCCTCGTAATAAAAATTTAGAATGTTCTACTGCAATTACGCCAGAAATGGTTATTTCAGCATTTGAGCGTGCTGTATCTGATAAAAAATTAAATATTACTCCAGTAAATAAAATTGGAAAAGAAAAAATATTATTTATTACACCTCATATGTCAACTGGTGGATTACCTCAATATCTATATGGTTGTGTAAAAGATTTAAGATATTCTGGTTGTGATGTTGTGGTTGTAGAATGGCAAGATATTGCTCCTATATTTGATGTCCAAAAACGAAAAATAAAGAAGATTTGCCAATTTTATTCATTGGATGGAGATCGCCATAAACAATTACAAAATATTATCCAAGATTTTGAACCTAATATAATTCATATTGAAGAATTTCCTGAATATTTTATGCCAGATGAAACTATTCGTATGATTTATAATTCTCAACGGCAATATAAAATATTAGAAACATCTCATGGAGCATGTGTTGTCCCTCCTCAACAAAAAAGATATTTACCAGATCGTTTTGTATTTGTTAGTCCGTGGCATGTTAAAATGTATGAACATTTAGGAGTACCTATAAGTATTGCTGAATATAAAACGGAACCACATATACGTCCTCCACGTGAAGCTGCTTTAGGTAAATTGGGTTTAGATCCTGGAAGATATCATGTTTTAAATGTTGGCCTTTTTACACCAGGTAAAAATCAAGGAGAACTTTTTGAAATTGCTCGGCAACTTCCAGACATTCAATTTCATTTTGTAGGTAATCAGGCTCCTAATTTTAAAGATTATTGGGAACCATTAATGAAAAATAAACCAGAAAATTGTGTCATTTGGGGAGAACGTCATGATACAGAAAATTTTTATGCGGCATGTGATTTGTTTTATTTTTCTTCTAAATTTGAATTATTTCCCATTGTAATTAAAGAAGCATTATCTTGGAATATGCCAATTATGATGAGAAATTTAGAAACATATTGTGGTTCTTATGTCGCTGGAGAAAATATTACTTTTATTGAAAATAATATTGGTAATATGGTTGAAAAAATTCGTTATATGTTTCCATCTTTAGGTGATTCTTTATTAACCAGTTATTATTCTACTCCAGAACCAAAACCAAATAAATTAGTTGATATTCAACCCATTAATTTACCTTCAGTTGCCGTGGTGATTCCTAATTATAATTATGGGAAAACTCTTGAAAGAGCAATTTTAAGTGCTCAAGCACAAACAATAAAACCAAAAGCTATCATTGTTGTAGATGGTGGATCAACTGATAATTCAAAAGAAATTGTTAATCGTTTAGGTGTAACTTGGGTTGAAAATCCAGATGTAAATCAAGGACCCGCTAAAAATAGAGGTATTGCAGCCGCTCCACCTGAATGTGAATTTATAGTACCACTTGATTCTGATGATTGGATTGAGCCGGATTATATTGCACAATGTTTAGGAAAAATGAAAGATGATGTAGCTGTAGTTACACCTGGATTAGTATTTAATGATGGTACTTTAGCATATGGTGATGCTCCATTTACCGTAGAACGTTTATTAAATAGAAATAGACTATTTAGTTGTTCGATGTTACGGCGATTGGTTGTAGAACAATTAGGTGGTTATTGTGAGGCGGCTTCTTTTAATTGTGTTAATGGAACTTATGAAGATTGGGATTTATGGTTAAGGGTTGTTGAAGCTGGATGGAAAATTGAATCTGTTAATTTACCTTTATTCCATTTTACAAGCCGCGGTCCTTTAGATCGTGATACAAGATATTCTTTAGAACAAGAAGCTACTTGGATTGCACGTATTAAATTACGTCATGAACAAAGAATGAAAGATTTTAATGATAAAATTAATGTTATAGTTTTTTCTAAAGATAGACCAGCACAATTAGATGCTTTATTAGAAAGTATCAAACAAAATTCTAAAGGAATTCAAAATTTATCTGTTATTTGTAAATATTCAAATGAAGAATTTTTTAAAGGTTATTATCTTGTTGCCACATCTCATCCGAAAGCAAATTTTATTAATCAATCAGAAACGAAATCATTAAAACCTTTATTATTACAGGCTTTAGATCCTTCTAAACCATATACGATGATGTTAGTTGATGATGATATTTTTTACCGGCAAATGCCATTTATTCCAGAATTAGAAAATAATTCTACATATTCTGTTAGATTGGGTAAAAATTGTACATATTGTTATGCACAAAATAAGGCACAAAATGAAGGTGAATTAGATTTTAATTATTCATTATCTCTTGATGGGAATATTTATAGAACAGAAGATATACTTCCTAGAATTCAATCTATTGAATTTAATACTCCAAATCAACTTGAAGATAAATTATCACAAACACCACCAATAAAATTGCTTTATGCAAATCATAGTTGTTTAGTTGGAATTCCAAACAATATAGTTCAACATGAATATGAGAATCGTTCAGAAAATGGAGATGTTGAAAAATTAAATAAATTTTTCCTTTCTGGATGGAGGATTAATATTAATGCTATGGATTTTACTTCTGTCCGTGGTGTTCATCAACCCATTTTATATAAATTCCAACCAGCGGAGACAATGGATAAATCTTATATTAAACAATTATTACATTCTTATAAAAATCCAATAGTTGTAGAATTAGGAGCATATAATGGATCAGATACAAAATGGATTTATGATGCTTGTGTTTGCACACCAAAATATTTTGCTGTTGAACCAGATCCTAGGCATATTTTTCAATTAATTTGTAATGTTCCTCAAGCTAGAATTATACAAACTGCTATAGCAGATTATACTGGTGAAATTGATTTTAATCTTTCAAATAGTGATGATGGGATAAATGACCATTCAAGTTCTATTCTTAAACCTAAAGAACATTTGAAAATGCATCCACAAGTAAAATTTGATAAAACAATCAAAGTTCCTTGTATGACTTTAGATGATTTAGTTAAAAAAGAAAATATTGACCATATTAATCTTTTATTTGTAGATATCCAAGGAGCAGAAAAAAATCTAATCGAAGGTGGAAAAGAAATTTTGAAAAAGACAGATTGGATTTTTATCGAATCTTATGAAAATGAAATGTATGAAGGACAAATACTTAGATCTGAATTATTAAAAATGCTTCCTGATTTTGAAAAGGTGGGAGAATTTACCGATTCTAATATATTGCTACAACGGAAACGATAAATAGGAGTATATGCTAGGTAACCCAGTTTTCAATTTTCATACTATCGAAAAAATTACTAATGCATTTGGATATATTTTTGACGATATTTCTATCCAAAGAATAGATCCTAAAACAAAAGCAGTTAAAACCATTAAAGTACCTCTAAATCAAGCAGCTAAAGAAAAATGGGGTATTCGTATGGAACAAGATCCAAATGCCGGAAATGAACCTTTACAAAAGCATGTAGAAATTGTTTTGCCTAGAATGGCATTTGAATTAACACAAGCACCTCATTTTGATGGAAAAAGAAAATTAAGTTCAATTTATTATCGGGTGGCTTCTTCAGGAAATGGACCTTCAGCATTAGTACAATTAAATCCAGTACCAATGTTATTTGATTTTTCATTATATATGCAAGCACGTACTTTAAGCGATTCTTATGCTATTTTAGAACAAATTTTACCATTTTTTAAACCAGATTATGTAGTATCTATTGATGATATTCCAGAAATGTGTATTAAAAGAGATATTATAATAACTTTGATAAATTCTTCTCATAATGATTCTTATGAAGGAAATTTTCAAGATAAACGTATTATTGAATGGCAATTTGATTTCCAAGCACAAGGACATATATATCCTCCAATTCGTCAAAAACCTGTTATTACAGATGCTACTGTAAATTTAACAGATACAGGAGCTAGTGTAATTGTTACAGCAAATCCAGATACTGGGAATTTGGAAGATCCTTATAATATAGATATTACGGAAGAATAAATATTTTTATGGCAAATAGAGGACGGCCACCTAAACAGCCCATTGCAACCAAAATTACACAGGCATTAAATATGGCACAAGATGAAATAGATGATTTAATGCCATTTGAAGAACAAGAGAAAATTGTACCTGCAATATCTTCACCAGAAGTTGTTGTAGAACCAGCACCAAGACTTACAAAAGAAGCTTCAGATGATTATGATTTTGCACGAAGTAATTTACATTCATTATTATTAAAAGGAAATGAAGTTTTAGATGGTATAATGGATGTTGCAAAAGATAATGAACATCCTAGAGCTTTTGAAGTTGCTGGTGTTCTTTTAAAAGTTTTACTTGAAGGAACTAATGAATTAATGACACTTCAAAAAGATATTCGGAAAGTTCAACAAAATACTACGAATATGCCTGAAATACTTTCAGAAAAACCAGGAGATAATACATTCATTTTTGAAGGAACAACAATGGATGCATTGGAATTATTAGAACAGGCTAGAAAGAATAAAGCCGAAAAACTTAAAAGTAAAGAAATAGGAAATTAAATATGAATCCAAATACGGCAGCATTTCCAACAAATATAGCAACAGATACAACTTTACCAATTGCAAATGATGATGCCTTTTCAAATTTATCTATTGCTTTAACAAGTTCTTCTGGTACGGCAGCATTTTCAACACCATCAGCATTTATTAATTTACCTTGTTATATTTCTTTAGATAATGAAATTCTTTTAGCTACAGCAACTTCAGGAACAGGTGGTTTTGTTGTTTCTCGTGGACAACTTGGAACTACACCTGCAACTCATGCACAAAATACAATTGGTTATGGATATCTTTTTAGTCATTTAGCAAATCAATGGTCGGCCGAAATTAAAGCTATTGAAACTTCTTTAGGAATTAATTTATCTAATGTAATAGGTACATCAGGTACAGCCGGTGGTGATTTATCTGGTAATTATCCAAATCCTACAGTCGTAACTGTAGGTGGAGCTTCCGCAGGTGATATTGCAACTGCGGCTTCAGAAGCTCATGTACAAAATACAGATACAGGAACCGATTCAGATACATTTCAAATTGGTATAAATGGCCCATTACTTAATGATGTTGGGGTAGGTTTAGAAGTTAAAGATAAAACAAATTCAACATATCTTGATTTCCGAGTTAAAAATCTTGTTGTATGGGGTAATTTATCTAGTGGTACTTCAGGTGCTTTGGTTGCTGGTGGTGATTTATCTGGTAATTATCCAAACCCAATTTTAGGTTCTGTAGGAACTGCGGGAACTTTTGGAGATAATGGTCATGTGGCTGTAATTACTGTAGATTCAAAGGGTAGAATAATTGCAGCTTCAAGTGCTGAGATTACAGGTTCTGCTCCTGGTGGAAGTGCTGGTGGAGATTTAACAGGTGATTATCCAAATCCAACATTAATATTAGTTGGCTCAGCAGGTACATATGGAGATACAACACATATCCCAGTATTTGTATCTGATAGTAATGGGCGTGTAGTTTCTGTAACAAATACTTTAGTAACATTTGGTACAGCAGGTGGAGATTTAACAGGAAATTATCCAAGTCCTTCAGTAGCTACAGTTGGTGGTCAAACTGCGGTTAATATTGCTTCTGCAACTTCAGCCGGAAATCAAGCAACAAATATTAATACTCCATCTACTTTAGTTCGGAGAGATACTAATGGAGATTTTGCGGCTAGAAATATAACAGCAAGAATTGTGGCTGGTGGAACCTCTGGAACTTATTCACTTGGAGTAGGAGCAGGAACAAGTGGATCAGCAACTATAACTGGTAAAGATGCTGCGGGATTAATTTCTATTACAACAGGATCTTCACCAAATACAGCTTCTCCAATTATTACAGTAATTTTTGGTATTAATTTACCAGCCGCTCCTTCTGCAATCATTTTAGAACCTGGAAATGCTGCGGCGGCCGCTTTAACAACTGCTACTCCATTTGTAACTTCTTTAAGTTCTTCTGGATGGGTATTAGAATCAAATTCTGTGGCTCTGGCTGCATTAACTACCTACAATTGGTATTATGTAGTTATAGGATAATGAGTACATATTTAGGTAATCCATCTCTTAAAGATACGAATGTTCATGTTAAATGGACACCTCAATTATTTGAAAAATTACAAAAGTGTGCCGAAGATCCTGTTTTTTTTATTACAAATTATATTCAAGTTGTTACAATTGATGAAGGTGTTACAGATTTTAAATTATGGGATTTCCAGGCCCAATTAGTTAAAACAGTCCATGAAGAACGGTTTGTAATTACCGTTATGCCTCGGCAATCAGGCAAATCAACTACATTGGTTGCATATTTTTTACATTACGTATTATTTAATAAATATAAAAAAATTGGAATTCTTGCAAATAAGCGAGAAACGGCCATTGAATTATTAGGAAAAATTCAATTAGCATTTGAATTATTACCTATGTGGCTTCAACAAGGTGTTAAAGTTTGGAATAAAACTCGTATTGAATTAGAAAATGGATGTATTATTGCAGCTTATGCCACTACGGGCGCATCTGTACGTGGACAAACTTTTAATGTTATCTTTTTGGATGAGTTTGCTCATATTGATAATAAATTAGCTGATAAATTCTGGACTTCAACTTATCCTGTAATTTCTCAAGGAACAACTTCTAAAATTATTATTGTTTCAACACCTAATGGAGTAAATCTTTTTCATGATTTATGGGTTAAAGCAAACTTTCCTCATGACCATCCTTTGTGGAATCATTTTCATGCTCTTGAAGTTCATTATACTGAAGTTCCAGGACATGAAAATCCAGAATGGGCAGAACAAACAATATCAATTATTGGTCAAGAAAGATTTGACCAAGAATTTGGATGCGAATTTATTGGATCTGGTGCTACTTTAATTTCAGGACGTTTCTTAAAATTAATAGAAACTTTTCCTCCAAAACACTCACAACATTTCTT